AACGAGGTTGTGATTCGGTTCCAGCCGCTTGTTTCGCCTGTCCTTCACGAGATTAATGCCTTCATTCATTATTTTTTCGTTCCCTACAGGATCCTGTGGTCGGATTGGGAGGACTTCATTACGGGAGGTGCGGACGGTGCTTTTGCTGGTGTTCTTCCTCGTTGGACTCCCACTAACTATGCTGTGGGTTCTCTTTGGGATTATCTCGGTCTCCCGGCTGCTGTTAATCCCACTGGTGCTCTTCCTGTCGATTTTATTCGCAGGGCCTATAATCGAATTTACAATGAGTACTATCGTGACGAGACGCTTGTTTCGGAAGTCGCAGAGACTAATGAGTCGATTCTGATTCGTGCTTGGGAGAAGGATTATTTTACTTCTGCCCTTCCTTGGCAGCAGCGCGGTACTGCTCCGGCGCTTCCTATTACGGGATCTAGTGCTGCCCTTTGGGATTATGGTTCTGGTGGTACCAACCTTGATGCGTTTTCTGGTAAGTATGGTGGCGCGGTTACAGGGCCTAACGCTGATGGTACTCGTACGATTCTCAACGCCAATACCGTCGATCTGAGTTCTGCTACTACTTTCAATGTCGCCGACCTTCGCCTGGCATTCCAGATTCAGAAGTGGCTTGAGCGCAATGCGCGGGCCGGTGCCAGGTACACTGAGTTTCTCAAGGCCCATTATGGCGTTTCTCCTAGGGATGAGAGGCTTCAGCGTCCCGAGTACATCGGTGGTTCTAGGTCGCCTGTTATCGTTTCCGAGGTTCTTCAGACCTCTGCTACTGGCCTGTCTGGTGGTACCACTCCTCAGGGTTCTATGGCGGGGCACGGGATTACCGTCGACAAGAATTATGTCGCAAAATATCATGCCCTAGAGTTTGGAGTGGTGATGGGTATCATGTCGGTGATGCCTCGCACTGCTTATAGCCAGGGCATCAACCGTCAGTGGCTTCGTACTACTAAGTACGATTTTTATTCGCCTGAGTTCGCTAACCTTTCTGAGCAGGCGATCATTCGTGCTGAGATTTATGCTAATGGTGTGTCGAACGACAACAACACCATTTTCGGGTATCAGGGTCGCTATGATGAGATGCGTTACAAGCCTAACAAGTATACCGGCAAGATGCGCACTACTTTTAACTACTGGCATCTTGGTCGAGTTTTCGGTTCTGCTCCTCTGCTTAATCAGTCTTTTATTGAGTGTGTCCCTGACAAGCGTATTTTCGCTGTTACTACTGAGCCTGGTCTTATCGTGAACGTGGGCAACAAGATTCGCGCCGTGCGGCCGTTGCCCTATGCTGCGGAGCCTGGTCTTATCGATCACAATGGAGGGTGAGTATGAGTGACGTTAAGTTTCCTAAGGTGTATTCCATTTATGAGCCGCCTCCGACGTATGAGGAGGTCAATTCTGGTGAGCAGGTTACTGAGCAGGCAGGATACATTCCTGCCCAGGTGCAGATTGAGGAGATGATCTATGCGGGAGAGAGACTTGCAGCTGCTCGGAAAGAGCGGTTTGATTTCCCCAGCGATAGTGAAGTGCCTGATGATTTTGTCGATCCTACGCGTAGTCCTGGTTTTGATCTTGCTGATGCTTCTGCTCTGGGCACTGCTGCCGAGCTTAGGATGAAAGCAAGTGCTGCCCAGGCTAAGAAGGCTGCCGAAGAGGCTGCTGCCGCTAAGGCGGCTAGTGAACAGGCCAAGGAATAAGTATGGGCCTGTTTGATTTTGGTTCTCTGCTGGGAGCTGGTGTGGATTACCTTGGTCAGATGGCTACTAATAAGGCCAATGTCGATATGGCGAATGCTGCCAATCAGACTAACCTTGCCATGAACGAGGCCAACAACCAGCAGAATTTGATGCTTACCCAGCAGGGTTGGATGCGTGATGACAATGCTGTGCAGCGAAAGGTGCGAGATCTTGAGGCTGCTGGTTTGAGTCCCATTCTTGCTGCTGGTCAGGGCGCTTCTAATATGGCGCCTATTTCCATGCAGCCTGGTCGTGTGTCTGCTCCTCAGCTCGGTGCTATGCCGCAGATTCAGCAGAAGCTTGCTGCGGCTATGGGTCTTGCTCGTGAAAAGCAGGATATTTCCAAGAGTACTGCTGAGACAGATTACATTGATCTTCAGAAGAGGAAAGGATGGTGGGAGTTAGATTTGGCGAAGCGTACTGATGATGTTATCGGTGCTTCTCTTGGTGGCATTACTGGTGGTATGCCTGGTATAGCTACTGCCAATGCTGCAGCTCGCAAGGTTCTTGCGGATATGCAGACTTCTGAACAGATTGCTTCTAAGGCTAAGACAGAGGCAGAACGTGCCTATTATGATTTCGCCTGGTTCAAGGATAAGGGTGTTCCTTCTTCAATAGATGCTCACACTCTTTCTACTATAGCGCGTGGTGATCTTACTGGTTTGGATGCAAAACAGGCTGTTATTGCCGGTGCGTTGTATGATGTATTAACTAGGACAGTGCCTAACTACGTTAAATAAGGGGGGTATTATGCGTTTCAAGCGTCGTCGTTCTTTCAAGCGTCGTGGTAAGGGTACCAGGATCAAGCGTTATGGCGCGAGCCGCGGTGGCATTCGGCTGTGAGCGATGCAGTGCAATTTTCCAGTCTACATTCACCCTGTGGGGGAAGTTCCTTGCGGTAGGTGCACCGCTTGTCGGATTTCTCGCACTCGTGAGTGGGGCGTGCGTCTCATGCAGGAATGCTCTTCATGGGAGCATTCCTCTTTTTTGACTTTGACTTACAATGATGCTCACCTGCCCAGGGATGGTTCTCTTCATAAGGAAGAGTTGCAGAGATTCTTTAAGCGTTTGCGTTTTGACCTGGGCGGTCGGAGGATAAAGTATTATGCGTGTGGTGAGTATGGTGATCGCTTTAAGCGTCCTCACTACCATTCTATTCTTTTTGGTGTTTCTCAAGCTGAAAGGGATGTTGTAAAGGAGGCTTGGCCTCTAGGTTTCGTGAAGCTAGGCACGGTTACTTATGAGAGTGCCAGGTACGTTGCTGGTTATATCCAGAAGAAGTATTCGGGTATGCGAGCCGTCGATGAGTACGGGAGCAAGAATCGTCCTTTCCAGCTGCAATCTAAGGGTCTAGGACGCGTTTTTTGCGAACAGAATGAAGAATATCTCGTTCGCAACATGGGAATGACGGTAAACGGGGTCAAGCACAGCTTGCCCAGGTATTACCGGAAGGTTTTAGGTGACAAAATTACGGTTGAAATGCTTGAACAGAAGAGGAAGGAGCGTGAAGAGGAGCTCAAAAGCTTCCTTGATGCTCGTGGTATTCCCCAGGATGAAGCAAAGCGGTATCTAAGGGAATTCAGGGAGCAGCGGAAGCAGGAGCTCGATCAGCGAATTTCTAGGTTCAAGCCTAGGAATTTTTAACCCTAAGCCGGTCCAACTGGGCCGGCTTGGACAAGCGAAGCGCGTTAGGGCTAAATGGGATGACTTGATGTTAATATAGCCAGTTGACAGCGGTTAGCTTCAACTTTTAGTGTGTAAATGTTTGTTTTGGGTATTGCTTTTTTCAAAAAGTGAGATAATGCTTACTTCAACCGGGGGTGAAGTGCATGGACCTTTCAACTCTTGCGCAGTTGGTCACGGCGGCTGTCGTAGCGACGTTCGGCGCGATCAAAGCCATTGCGGCCGTCATTCGCTTCTTCAAGAAGCCGTGACGTAGGGGGCCCGGCACTGACATGATGCCTGGGCCCTCTTTTTTTGGAGGTTGTTGTGATTCAGTCTTTGTACACCATTTTCGACGCGGTAGCGGAAGAGGCTGGGCCTGTGTTCTGCGCGGTCAACCATGGGGTTGCCAGGCGCAATTTCATGGCGCTCCTGCGTGAAGTGCCTGAGGTGGACAAGATGTCTTATAAGCTTCATTTCGTAGGTACTTTCGATACCGAGGATATGTCGATCATTGCGGATGCTCCGCTTGAGATAGATTGGAGGCAGGAGCTGCCTCAGGAGGAGAAGTCATGAAAGGTGGACGTAACGTCTTTTCTAATGTCGGTTCTGTTAACCCTGGTCGTTCTGTTTTTGATCTCTCGCATGATCACAAGACCATGTTTGATATGGGACAGCTGATTCCCATTCTTTGCGAAGAGATGGTACCTGGTGATCGGTTCGATCTTGGCAACGAGGTTGTGATTCGGTTCCAGCCGCTTGTTTCGCCTGTCCTTCACGAGATTAATGCCTTCATTCATTATTTTTTCGTTCCCTACAGGATCCTGTGGTCGGATTGGGAGGACTTCATTA